GTCTAGCCAGAAATGAGCTGACCACTCTTTCACTTGCCGGACTTCTCCGGCTTGGTTGATGACTTTCATAGGCGATCTTCAAGCTTTTCGGCGTATTTAATTGTTTCAGCCACGCCGTACCGAGATGACTCAGCAGCTTGACGAGCGTTAGAACTGAAGCTCCGACCAAGGTCGTACTGATAACCTTTCGCGTCACAAAGCTCAACAAGCGTATTGAACAGGCTATTCCGAGTGCAGCACATATCCAGTGCTATTTTATCTTTGGCGTTGCTCATCACATCGCCTCCAACGCTTTAAAAGTTAAATCCAGAATCACGCACCAAGCGGCAAAGCAAAACAAGCCAACACCGATATATTTAGACGCAGTAGCCAGCCGCTCAGCCAGGCGCAAATCATCGTCGCAGCGCTTGTGGTTGTTTACGTAGTCGATTAAAGGTTTATCCTGCTTCATAAGCTCGCCCTTCCGTGTATCTGGTTTGTGGTAGTCAATAAAGTTGTTCATAAGCACCTCAATTTGAGGCGTACAGCTTAATCGCCTAGTAAAATTTAATTACTTCCTTCTGATAATTTAGAAACGCCAACTCGATAAACGCCTCCACCAATATTTTCAAACTTAGCCTTAACAACGGTTCCTTTCAGAATAAATTTCCCCTGATTTTCACTGCACAAAAATTCTTTTCTAACCTTTGTAGAAACATGAACACCATCGTTAAGCGCTCTATTTAGGTGATACTCATTAAGCCTATTAAGCGAACAAAACCACTCCTGAAGATCGCCAGCTGTTTTTATTAACTCTTCCATATCACGCACCACCATAAATAAATGACTCTAAAGTCTGCTTAACTTTTTGCAGCTCTGCGACTGCGGTTGATAGCTCCAAGTCAACTGGATTAAGGCTAAAAATGCGACGACCATCAAACTGCATTATTGCAAAGTGAGCAAATTTAGCTCCGAATTCAAGTTCAGCTTGTTTCAATGCATATTCTCCACGGATGTTCGCGCAATTGTAGATGTAACACAGCTGACTAATCTCACCAATCAGCTTGATTATTTGTGGTTCTGCTCCGGATTGCATGATGACGGTCTTGCGCCGGATTGTTTCAGCGCTCCATTTGTACGCGGCGCTTAGTGACACGCCAAAATATGACGCTAGTTGTTTCATTTTCCATCCTTTCAAACCAGCACTGCGCCGGTCATGCGATTAATCTAACAGGCTGGTTGAATAGTGCAAGTAATTAATTTGTGGTCAGACCAGCTCCGTACTTATCAAAAACAGCTTGAGCAAATCCGCGAGGCGTTGCACTTCTGAAGTTAGCCCTATCTGGCCCAGGCGCTGCTTTGTGGATGCGGTCGTCTGGCTTGCCTAGTGATTCATCACGGAATGGCGCCGGCAGCTCAAAACCGCCACCAGACCAAAGGCATGTCTTTTTGGTGTAGTTGTCATCCGCACAATAACCGGTGTAATCGCATGGATTGAACGAGTAATTAGGCTTGCCAAATATTGAGCTAAACACGCTTACAGGATTTTCAAAAAACCAAGGACACCCAGCAAGCTGGCCGATTACTCTGCACTGCTCGGCAACTAGCGCCGCTTTAGCCTGGAAAAACTTATCTTGCTCTGCCTTTGCTGCAAACCAGCGTGAGCCGCTAACAGCTACGTCTGTGCATGGCGGAAATCCAGCAACAAAACAAACCTGGTGCGTTCTGATGATTTCGCCAAGCCTTGGCATTGCTTCATTGAGTGTTAGCGGTATGCGCTCAATTCTACCGCTTATGCTGTGGCTTTCGTGTTGTGGGTCAACTAATACAGCTTTATATCCAGCATCAACCCATGGCTTGACCATGATTCCTGTATAGTCGCATAAGCTAATTATTGTTTTCATATCTCCCCCATTAAGTAGCGCCGCGAGGGCGCTGGTTGTTGTCAAAAAGGCAAGTCGTCATCGAAATCAATCGGGCCTGCAGGATTATTCATGCGATTCTGCTGCGGAACATTACCCGTTGAGCCAGTTGGCTGGTTACCATACTGAGGCTGATAACCCTGCGGCGGAGCTTGTCTGGCTGGTTGTGCTGGTTGTTGCGGAGCCTGTTGCTGTGGCGCAGATTGTTGGTTTCCTCCAAGCAAAGTAACCTTCTGCGCATTCAGTTTCATCTTGGCACCGGCGCTGCCATCTTTAGCGGTGTACTGCTCAAGATCGACCTCACCAGCTACTGCAACGGCTGAGCCTTTCTTGATGTATTGAGCTAACGCATCAGCTTGCTTGCCCCATAACGTGCAATCAAACCAAGTAGACAGATATTTGCCGTCCTGACCTTTCTTGCTTGATTTAACCGCTACAGGAAAGCTCAGGACTGATTGCGAGCCGTTTTGTGTGTTCACCTGGCGAAGTTCGGAATCTTTTCCTACGTTGCCAGCTATGTTTAATAAGTTCATTGATTGCCTCTCTGTTTTGCGGAGCTATTACAGCTCCGGTTCTTCTTCATGTGATTCGATTACTACTGGCGCCGCTGCTTCGAGTTGCGCAAGTTGCTCTTGTGATAGCTGGCCGGTTTCCTGGCACTTGGCAATTACTTGCTGAAGCGTCATCTTTCCGGTTTGCATGTAACCAGCCATTGTTGGCAGCGCTGCGTTAAACTTGTCTGCCGGATATGCTGGGCGCTCTGTGCTCAGATAAGCAATCTGCAGCGGGATGCGGTTTTGCCGGTTGATTGTTTCAACAACAACAATGCCGCGCTTGTCGATGTCAGACATCGCTTTGATGCGGATGCCGCCAACTTCCTTGCCTGCGTATTTAACAGATGGGTCAAAGTAAAGTTTCACGTATTTGCCAATCAATCTGTCTGTTTCCGGCCCCCACGCTGCAGCCAATACACGCCGCATGCCTTTGCTTGGTTTCCAAGGGCGATTGTTGTCGCCATCGAAATAGATAGACAGCGGCTGTTCTTTGCTATTGGTCAGTACTACGTCACGGATGCGGATAACCAAATCAATCCCCATAATGTCAGTCGCGTTAAGCTGGTCTGATTTGGCCTCAAGAGTCTGCATGAAATTAGCCATTAAAATTCCCCTTCGTATTGTTCTGGATCTGCAGCCCATGATGGCAGCGTGATGTATTCCAAATCACCTGCAGGCATAGGCCATTCGTTATGTGTTAAACACTCTGCGTACAAATTAAGCGCCTGCCGATACAGTTTTCGGCCATAGTCGACTGATGGCGTATCAAGCCGGAATACTTTGCTTGCATATGGCGCTTCTTTCTCAACTGCGAGAAAGTCAAACGACTGTAGCTGCAAACCTGTAGCCCATGCAAACACATCGGAGTAGTACGCTTGCTGTACGTGGTAGCGATAGTTTGCAACTGATTTGGCAAAGTCACGCAGGTCTTGTGTTGTCTTTAGGTCAACTGAGCGCAGGTCTTTTAACAGCTTGTCAAACTTGCATTTGACCAGCACGCCGGTGATTGGGTCTGTAGCAAACGCCGCAATTTCAACAAATCCGTCAGCGTCTAACAGCTCAGATGCAACACTGTTAAATTGCACGGCTTCACGCATTCCGGCAACAGATTTAGCCTCAGAGCCTGTTAGTACGTTGTCAGCACCAAATTGTTCAGCGGCATTCTTGTAAGCAGCGCTACGGCGGTCTGGCGCATCTTGCAGTAGCATGTACTGCTTATCAAATTGCTCAGGCTCAAGGATTGCTGCATGCGTTGCGCTGCCAACAACCATTGCGCGTGTTGGCTCATGATTTGCTTTTCGTGCGTAATGCGCTGGGCTTCTGGCAATCAGGTCCAATCCAGATTTACTAATTCCTAGTCCGCCATGATACGCGTCGTTTGGCATACCTAACACCAAGCATCCTTTCCTTGCCAGCTCAACGGTGAATTGCTCATAAGTGATAATCGGCAATTGGCTATGTTCAACGCCTTTTACCATGTCTGGTATTGTCATTAACTGAGTCATTCCATTACTCCACTGTCACTACAGCGCGACCGCCTTTATCTTCGATGGTGTAGACGTAATTCCAGTTGTTGCAAATCAGCTTGTATTTGCCATTCGACCATGCTGACCGGCTGGCAGAGTTGATTGAGTTGCAGCTATAGCCAAACGCCTTAACGATTTCCGCCAGCATTAAAGCCTGCTTAGAGCTGAGATCCGGCTGTTGCCGATAGTCATCTGCAAATGTTGTTGCCATTGCTGGCGCTGATACGATTAAAGCCAAAAGTAGTTTTTTCATTTCCATCCCCTTGTTAGTTGGTATTGACAGATTAAGACAATAGTTATATCGTGTCAATACGTAAATGCGAACGGAGATTAATTTAAATGCTAACGTTAGACCAAATCAAAGAACGACTGAGAGACAGCAACTTGCGGGCGGTGTCGCAATCTTCAGGGGTTAACTATCACACGTTGATTAAGTTGATGAATGAGGAAGGGAGAGATCCGGCTTACAGCACGGTCAAGGCTTTATCTGACTACCTGCAAAACTGGAAGTAGGAAAGCCGATTTTTAGGCTGTCCAAATAAAAAAGCCCCGCTGGCGGCGAGGCAATTTAACAAGCTAGGTACAGGGGTAACTATACCAATGCATTACTACGAATTCAACATTGGTGACTATATGCGTGACACTGCGCATTTGGATGAAATGGAGGATTTAGCATACAGACGAATGCTGGATCTCTATTACCTGAAAGAGTCGCCGCTTCCAAAATCTATTGCCGAGATAGCCAAACTGATTCGTATGCGAACGCATAGCGAAAGCATTGCGAACGTATTGCGAGAGTATTTTACTCTTACTGATGCCGGCTACGTTAATGCCAAAGCAAACAGCACTTTGCTCAAGATTTATGACAAGTCAGAGAAGGCAAAAAAGAGCGCAGAAAAACGATGGGAAAATCAAAGACTTAAAGATGCGAACGCATTGCCAACGCAATCCGAACGCAATGCGAACGGTATGCTACCTAATAACCTAATACCTAATAACCCAATACCTAATAATCTTGTCGATTCTGGCGAATCGCCGGATAAAGTCAGCAAGAAGAAAAAACCAAAACCTTCAGCCTTTGATGACTTGGAAATGACGTACCAAGAAAGAGCATTTAACGTTTTTTGGTCTGAAGTCGAGCGCAAGAAGGTCGGGAAGGCTGATGCACTGAGGGCGTTTGTTGAACTGACTAAAGACTGCGACGAAGACAAAACGGACTTTGCGTTGAACGTCGTCTGCCACTGGTACGATTTGTATTTGCAGGAAGATGAATCAAGATTACTGCCTGAAAACAAAAAGTACCTGAAAGGTGCCGGCGCTTGGATGCGTGAAAAACCTTGGCAAGCCGACAAGGCTGCGCTGATGGAATACAAAAAACAATATTACGGAGGCTCAAATGAATGTTGAGACGCTAACAAATTTACTCGCTGAGCAGTCAGTGATCGGGGCAATGATGCTTGACGGTAATTCTGACGCTGCAACTCTTGCGCTTGACCTGCTGGCAGAAGATGATTTTTATTTCCGCGATACTCGCATTGCATGGAAAGCAATATCTGAAATATCTCGCACAAGCTCACCGATTGACCTGCTGACAGTGACCAGCCACATAGATTCGCATAACCTGCAAGTGTCATTCGGTACGGTTGCAGAGATGGCAAAGTCAACACCAAGCCAGTCAAACCTAAAGCGGTACGCTGAACTTGTTAAACAGTCAGCCATCTTGCGCACGGCCTACGCTCAATGCCTGAATGCTGCCGACGCAATTATGCAATCAGGTGATCCAGACGAAAGAATTTCAACAGCTATGCAGCACCTGTCAAAAGTCGGCCAATCGTCAGCAACTGGAATTGATGCGGTTTGCTCATCTGAGGTTCTGAACGAAATCATTGATGAGATGGAAGAGTCAGCCAGAAACAACTATCAGGTTATTGGCACTAAAACAGGCTTTGAGAATATCGACCATTTTATCCCAGCGATGCAGCCTGGAGACTTCATCATTTTGGCGGCTCGCCCATCCATGGGTAAAACAACGCTGGCAATGAACATTGCAGAGAACGTTGCTTACTTCAACAATCCAGACGGAAAGGTTTTGTTTTTCTCGCTGGAAATGCCGCGCAAGCAACTGGTTCAGCGCAGCCTATCAAGAATCGGCGGCGTGTATGCGTCAAAGATTCGCGACGGCTCAGCACTTGCTGACGATTACAACGCAGCGCAAGTTGGCAAAGCCATGGCGATCATCAAAGAAAAGCGCGGGAACTTTATGATTGATGACCGGTCAGGGCTTCACATTTCACAGATGAATGCCAAAGCCAAGCGGGCAAAAATGAAGATGGGAGAAATATCACTGATTGTTGTCGATTACATTCAGATCGCAAAAGGCGACGGTGAAAACCAAAACATCCGTGTCAGCTCAATTTCTGCCGGTCTAAAAGAGATGGCTAAAAACATTGGGTGCCCAGTGCTTGCGCTATCACAACTCAAACGGACGCAAGGAAGGCCGACCCTCCAAGACCTTCGAGACTCCGGAAGTTTAGAGCAAGATTGTGATATCGCCATGTTTCTACATGATGAAGATTACGAAGGAAATCGCGGAGACCATTCACTTACAGAAATCATCATAGCCAAGCAGCGCAACGGTTCATGTGGCTCAACTTACTTGCAGCCTGAACTCAAGTTCAACCGATTTGCAGATACGAAACGATTGCCAGCAGCGCCAGAGCCGCAACAGCACCAATCAACTAATCGCAAATACTCAGTTAGGGAGATGTGATGTTCATTCCAGTAGAAAACAACCAAATACCAGAGCCAGCACTTCAGCTTGTGCAGGTGATTTGTGATGACTACAAGCGCATGACCATATGCGCGAGATTTTCGCCGAACATCAAGCGCCGGATTGTCAGTTACAAGGTTGTGCGCCGTGGATAAGCGCAAGTTTTTCATTATAAACCGCCAGAGCCTGGTTGATGCATTTAAATGGATATGCTCAATCGGGTTTGATAAGTCGTTTGTTGTTGAGGTTAAACCGCTGACGAGGACGCTGGAGCAGAATGCTAAGCTGTGGGCAATGCTTAACGACGTCAGCGAGCAAGTTAACTGGCACGGACAGAAGCTGACGCCGGAAGATTGGAAGCATGTATTTAGCGCTGCACTGAATCAGCAAAGAGTCGTGCCGAACATCGACAGCACCGGATTTGTGGTTTTAGGTCAGTCAACAAGCAAGATGACAGTCAGGCAGATGGCAGACATGATTGAACTGATTAATGCGTTTGGCGCAGAGCGTAACGTTAATTTTAAGGAGTGATTTATGAGTTTGTTAGTTGAGAGAGCGCAATTATTTGCAACAGCTGCACATGCAGCGATTAACCAAAAAAGAAAATACACCGGAGAGGACTACATTAACCACCCTGCGGAAGTTGTTAGTATTCTACGTCATTACGCTAAGCCGACAACGGAGCAGGTTGCTGCTGCATGGCTGCATGATGTTGTCGAAGATACATCTGTTAGCTTGGAGCTTATCTGTGAGATTTTTGGCGATGAAGTTGCAAGTCTTGTTGAGCAGCTAACAGATGTTAGTAAACCTGAAGATGGCAACAGGGCTGAGCGGAAGTCCATTGATAGACAGCACACTGCAAAATGCTCAGCTGATGCTGCGGATATTAAGTTGTGCGATTTAATCAGCAACTCAAAAAGCATCGTCGCCAGAGATAAAGAGTTTGCAAAAGTTTACTTGGCTGAAAAGCGTCTTTTGCTTGAGGTTCTGCAGCATGGCAATCCGAAACTGCTAAAAATGGCGGAGCAATTAGCGAATGCCTGCTAAATGCCCAATATGCCGACAGCCAGCAACGGAAAGATTTGGCCTGAAGTTGTTCTGTGGATTCGAGCACGCCGCTGAGTGGGCCAAAAACGCACAGGATAAGCGCAGAGCGAAAGAAAAGGTTGAGGCAAGGAAAGTAGACAGGGAAAAACTAAAGTCGCTTAAAACGCGCTCTGAGTGGCTAAAAGAACTTCAGGTTGTATTCAACCGGTTTATCAGGCTGCGCGATGCAGGATTGCCTTGCATCAGTTGCGAACATCCTGATGACGGAAGCAGACAGAGGCATGCAAGCCATTACAAGTCAGTTGGCGGAAATCCGGCGCTGAGGTTTGATGCTGTCAACTGCCATGCGTCTTGCTCAATTTGTAACAACTACCTGAGCGGAAATCTTGTGCCGTATCGAGTGGCGCTGATTGCAAAAATTGGACAGGCTGAGGTTGACAGATTGGAAGGGCCGCAAGAGCCGCTTAAGCTAACCATTCCAGAAATTCAGGCTTTAATCGCAGAGTACAAAGCCAAGGTCAAGGCACTATCTGGTAAGACCACTAACACCTAAAAAAGCTGATACAGTTTGTTTTGTGATTAATTGATGGGGAAGAGAGATGATTAAAAATGGTGATTTACCGGCAATGCCTTGTGGTGCTATTCATAACGAAAATGGAGATCGCATGCATCCAATTGGGTATCCCGGATTAACCAAGCGCGAGCAGTTTGCAATGGTAATTGCACAAGGATTGTGTGCATGCAACCAGCAAAGCTATATCGCTAGAGACGCAGTCATGCTTGCTGATGAGCTTCTTGATGAGCTGGAGCGCACAAAATGACCGCATACGACGACAACTACCTACACGACCACCAAGCAGACGCAGTAGCCAAACACGATGCCGCACTTGATGCAGCTCGGGAGGCCGTTGTGGTGACTGGTTATGAGTTTGGAGAATGCTTAGCATTTAAATCAGACATTGAGTTTCAGCTATTTTGCCAGGCTGTAGTTGAATCGGATTGTCCGGTTATGCAGGCGATGGTCAAGGTGATTTGTGCTGATGTCATAGAAAATAAGGCGCGGCAGATGGTGCGGTTATGACTTCTGAGCTATCCCGTCGATACAAACAAACCAAGCTATCTCCGGAGCAGCGCAAAGAGGTTGACCGGATTTGGCATCAGGACAGAAAGCGACACGCAGAGTTCTTTGGCGGGCTTAGTCCGCAGGCTGAATATGACAAACACACAGAAAAAAGGAGAGGTTGTGATGATTATTAATCCAGAGGCAGTACACAGGGTTGGAGGTTTTAAATGAGCGAGCAAATGCAGGTTGATTTTGAGAAGTGGGCCAAAGATAAATACGTTTTAGATGTCTCAAAGTTTGGTCATTACATGGCGGTTTCAACGCAAAATGCGTTTGAGTGTTGGATTGCATCCCGGCAAGCGCTGGTTGTGGAGTTGCCTGCAAAGCCAAAATATGGCGCTAGCGTGTTTCATATTGCGGACGTTGAGTCTGCATTAGATAAAGCAGGAGTGCCATACAATGTCTAAAGTAGATTGGAGCAAAGCGCCTGAGGGTGCAGAGTTTTATGCATACGGGTGCTTCAGAAAAGACGGCGAGGTTTGGAATGGTTGCTTATGGCTTTACGGCATTAGCCGTGCCGAAGCCTCTGCAAGTAGTGACTACCAACCACGCCCAACACCACAAGAAAAACCAATGAAATACGAATACGGCGTAGAGTATCCAACAAACGGCGTAAAGCCTGATTTGCCGGATGATGTGTTGGTTGAGGTTCAAAGCGGTAAATTCAATTTTGGCGAGCTGCCTGAATTTCCAGCGCATAGAGTGAAGTGGGAAAACTCAACAGCATTCCGAATCGTAGACCAGCGCTACAAGCCTGCCACTGCTACGGTTGCACCAACAACCGCCGCAGAATACCTATCTGCATGCGCTCAGGTTCAATTAGAGCGTGGCAAGCAATACGACGCTAGCGGTACGGGTGAGCGTAGCTTTGACGCAGCGGCAGAAGCGTTTAATTGCATTACAGGAAAGCACTTGCGCGGTAGTGATGTTTGCTTAATCCTGGAGCTGGTTAAAAAAGTCAGGCAGTACAGCGACCCAGCACGACTGCATGCGGATTCTGTTTTGGATGCGGTTAGTTATGCGTCGTTATGGGCGGAAGAGTTAACGAAGGAGTTGGGCAAATGAACCGAATTGACCAAATAGGGCATAACGGCGGAGATGCCCTGCACTACACATGGACAATCCAAGTCCATGAATAACTCCTTATGTTACTATTCTTGTTATTTTAATACAATAGTACCAGAAGGGATGAATTAGTTCAAGCTGTTTACACTATAATCCAAGATTTCATAGTTCCAGTTTCATCTGGCAAATCAGGGGCAATACCATTCAAGCCTACAACCGTAAGTTTGATACCTGTGTTCCAGACTTGGTAAGTGTTAGCATCCAATTTAAAGTTTTTAATTGTGCCGTCTAGTGGCGGTGTAGTTGTCCAATTAGCTGACTCGATGAAGCAGGTATTGTCAACCAACGCAGCAGTCTTTTCTAGCGTCAAGTCTAAGGTCAAGTTCAAGTTGTCTAGTAGAATAGTAACTGTCTTTGCAACCCAATAGTTTGAAGGGTTGGGTAGTACGATTTTAGCATTGGTAATGCTTGTACTAACTCCGTTAACCACCATCGTATCAGCCTGCCACACGATGTATAAATCATCAAAGTCTTGGTTTAAAAATAGAGATGAAGCTTGCTGTGAAAATCTAAAATAAAAACCATCTGTTTCTCTGACACCAGTATCAAAGAACCTGTCGTAAGAAATATAATCCGAGATGTTTGCATTGGTAATCACAAGCGTCTTTAGGTAATACGCAGGCTTGACTTCCCATTTAACAAGTGATGGATTATATCTAAGTCTAGGGGCGTTGTTATTCGTTACAGGGGTGTATTCCCTGTAGTCAGCAATATCATCTAACCCTTCCATAGCATTCATAAAGAAAGCAGGAACAACGATTTTCGTATTGTTCAATGGATGTACATACACCCTAAAGAAATAAATCACGCCTTTTCCTGTTGGGTATGCAGTTGCTGAATTGGTGATATGAGCCCTAGCAGTCAGTAGTATAGGATTTGCATCACCTGCTGCTGAGTTAACTGCATAGCTAGCGTTAACTAGGTTAATGTAGTCGCCGTTATGTACAACGATACCAACCATATCACCGTTCTGTGCAGCACTCCAGAAGTTAGAACCAAAGGAGTAAGTCCCTGATGGAGAACCTTGAGCAGCACCTGAATATCCTAAATATATTCTGTTAGGTAAAACATCAATCGTGTCTGTACCAAAAGTCGGCTTACCTCCGTATGTAAAAGACCTTGAATTAGTGGCTAGAGGTAAACCTTCTGTACCTGTACATTGACTTGCGTCTAATGCAGGAAAAGCTGCTGAACCTGCATCACATTTTAAAATCCCTGATGCAGTACCTGAAGCTGTGAACCTGCTTGGTGTGTATCTTAAACTCATTTTAGACATCCCCTTTCAAAATTTGACGGATTAAGAACCATCTTTTTAGTGCCTTGTTGTACCAGATTTCAATCCCTGTAACTCTGCTTGCGACATTCACACCTGTAGGGGCTCGGAAATAATCAAAGGTGTTTAAAGCGTTTACAGTTGTACTTGCGTCTATTCTAATTTGTTGGAAAGTAACCCCTGCAGTTGTATCAGTAAACTCGTACGCAATTCCTGCAGTATATAAATCACCCGCTGCGAATGTCTCACTTCTACCATCAAACCTGATAAGAATAGGTTGTTCTGCATAGTTTGAACTACTACTCACATTAGATAGATTGATTGACATTTTAGCGGTGCGTGCAACAAATTGAGTTCCACTAAGTCCTAGAGTCCCCAT